TTGCCGTTTCCTTTTTCGTTTAGGTGTGTCGGTACTCCCATATAGTCTAGGATGCTTTGCGTTTTTGGTCCTTTGTATGCTTCTGGCTGGTTTTCTGCGTTTGGATTTCCCACAATTTTGATTTTTGGTACACTGTACGTTTTTGTCGGCATCCACGGTTCATCGTCTGCTTCTCCCATGAATTTCTTGAAGTTGTCCCAGAGGATTCGATTCGGACAGAAGAAATAATAGAAGTCGATGTATGCATCGTCCATCACCGGGTATTTCGGTGTTGTCATTCGGATAATTGCTGCTGTGTCCACGCTGAAAGTGTCTCCCGGAAGAACTTCATCAACGTAAAACGGGATTAGTTTGCCCGCATCGAAGCTTGTCAAAATGTTCTGGTCTCGGTTAAAGCGTGTCCTGCTGACGTGTGTTTCTGGCACTTGGTTAAAGTGTCGTTCATTATTCCGATTCATTGCTTTCCTCCTGCTTCTTTTTCTCGTTTGCGGCCTTTTCCTGCATCCTCTGCAGCTCCATTGCTTTGGTCTGTGCCGTTGCCATCATGGCGTGATACTCGTGTATGTTGGTCGGCCATTCGGTGACATCCATGATTTCATCTGTTTTTGCGCTGTCTACCAGAGTTTTGGCGAACTCCGGGTCGAAACTTGCTTTGCGTACAATGTTTTTAATGTCGCATTCATCTGCATAGCTTTCGATTTCGCCCTGAATGTCGATTGGTTCGGTCTCAATCAGCTTGTCGTTGCCTTTCTCGTCTTTTCCCCAGACGTACTGTTTGCGCAGTTTCTCGCCTGGATTTGAAAAGAAGGCCTCGCGGCCTTCCTCGTATCTTTTATTCATTCGGTTTGCCCTCCCAGACTTTATCCGGTTCGATGCTCTCGAATTGGCCGTTTTCATCGTTGAAGTTTGCGATATGGTAGCCCTTGTAGTCTTCGGGTGACTGGCCCAGGAACGTTTTCTCGTCTTTTGCCATGATACTGCACATCCGTGCGAAGGTATCATCGCTCTTGCTTTCTCCGATGTAGCAGTAGCATTTTGCTACGCTGTCATAGATGCCATAGTATCCGTGAATCATTTTTTTCTCCTTTACAGTCTGATGCCGCCCCGCATGGGTTTCTGGCTGAGGTTGATACTCTTCGTTTTTCGTGCTGTCACGTTGAACATTCGCTTGTCAGCTCGTACCGGCATTCTCTTCCTGTGCTTCATATGTGTACTCCCTTCTGAGTAGTTCTAGCTCGATGTCGTTAGCCCATTTCTTCATAATCCAGATTCGTTCAATGAGCTTTTCGGCATCTTCCAGCTTGGATACTTTTTTTATCATCTTGTATCCGGCTTCTATCTGCTTGTATAGCTTTTCGGCCTCAAGTCTGAGCGTTTCTTCGGTCTGGTCTCGCACGTTCCATGTTTTGTTCACCATGTTTTACTCCTTTTCCTTCAGGACGTGGTAGATTTCGTCAAGCTTTTCCAGCACGGTCTTGATGAGCTGGATTGCTTCTCGAAGGTCTTTGACCTTAATTAATGCCATTGGTTACACCCCCTTTCTGTATCGCTCTTCACGCACATCAATATGCGTGAAATTCTTGTATTTGATTACGCCGCCTTGTTCCATGATGCTATCTGCGTACTTTGCGACTTCTATACTGCTGTGCCCTTTTACTACGATATCTGCTGCCATTCCTTTGCAGTGGTAGGAGTTTGGCGCTCCGTTTACTTTGCTGTTCCAGCTTGGTGTCCTGTATCCGCTGTTGATGATGACCGGAGCGTTGAAGTGGTTTCGGATTTTTTCCAGTATTTCGATTAGTTCTGTTGCGATTAACAGATATTCGCTTTTATCTTTGCACTGGAACTCTTTTGCTTTGAAGTGGCTGCTTACGCTTCCGAAGTCTGCTTTTACATAGTTTATGCGTTTCATGGCGTTTTTCTCCTTCTTCTATTTTTTATTATATCAAAAAAACCGGAGTTGTCAACTCCGGTTTTTGTCTTTGTTATATCATGTCTTGCTTTTTTGTCAATACCACATAAGTTTGTTTTCTTTTTCCAGCTGGTTAATCCTTTGTCTTGATTTCTTTACAATTGTCAAGTCTTTTGCAGAATTTTTCATTAGATGGCCGCTGTTGCGCGCTACGCGGCGCAACTTTCAGCGAAGCGCGGCCCTGGCTTTCCCGTTTGATTCCGGATTGCTTCTATTTGCTTTTCAACATTTTCCACATAGTTTTCAACATTTCAACATTGTTAAACTTTAGCACAATAGAGTGTTTCAACAATTCAACAAGTTTTCAACAAATCTTTCAACATTGATTTTGTTTGTTTTTTTACGCTCTAACGTTTTAAAATTATACTTTTCAACTTTTCCACATACTCTACTACTACGACTACAACAAGTTATATTATAATACGTGCGCACGCGTGCGCGTGTAGTTTTCGCGTGTACGCGTGTGCGCGATTAGAATAATAATGCCCAGTACCTTACTTGATAGGTACTGGGCTAGGTGACACCAATTATAAAATACCACGCTTTTTCGTTTGTTTTTTGGTGACACGTTCTTTTGTCTCTAGGACTGTCTTATAGTCTTGGTTTTCTAACTGTAGTCTCTTCTGCTCGATTGCGTTTTTTTGCCTGTTTTGCTTAATTCTCCATAGTCTTTCCGGGTTTTCTGTTTCCATCTGCTTTTCGTAGTATCTTGGAATCTGCGCTTTTTTTCCGTTTGTGCATTGAATGTAACCTTGCCGCCAGATTTCTGCTTTGTGTTCTTGATAGTAATGGTCTCCAAGACCCGGTTTTAGGCTCATGCAAGCAAAAGGTTTCGTTTGTCCCATTTCGTAGTAAACATTTGCTTTCTTTCCGTCTATCTCGTACATTTTTTTTGTAACATAGCCTGCAACATATCTATAGGTTTCTGGAACCGCTTGTGCAATTTGCACATTTCCAAGGCCCCAAATTTTACAAAGTGTTTCTGAAGTATAGTATCCATTGTGGTGAATCTTGTACAGGTTCTTCAGGTCTGTCGGTTCCCAACCATATAGAATCATGTGATAGTGCGGTCTCGCTGTTTGTTCTCCGTATTCTCCCGCTACAAAATAGCGTAATTTGCCTCCGTAAGCTTTCCTGAGACGTTTTAAGAATTTTTGAATATCCTCATATAGCAAAATTTGAACGCTTTCTGGACGCTTCTCTCCCGGCTTCCATGCGTACTGTACCTTTCGCATGATTTCGCCTGTTTTTACTATCATGCCCGGTACATGTTCTTCATCATAAGTTAGCGTGATAAACCATACTTGTTCTTTTGGGTAGTCTCTTGCTTCTAACTCAATGCGTGTTGTCCAGTCCTCTCGCTGTCTGATTCTGCATCCGATGCATTGCCCGCATGGTATCAACATAACTTTTGGATTATACATCAAATCTTCATACTTTAGCTGTTTCCCGCTTATCTGAGAAAAGCGGGCGAGTGAATACACCCGCCCGCTCACTTCTTTGTTTTCCGGGTTGTACAGCCTAATTAGCGGCTTGTAACAACTCACTTTTTTCTACCTCCTCCTGTATGGAATTTACCTCCGCCTACTTCAAACGGTACGGTTTTGTTTGTTTTTTCCATTTGTTTATAGGTTTTGAGCAGGTCTTCTGTCAGCTGCACTGGACTGCTATAGCCTGAGCTCATTTGACTTCCAACTGCTTCTGCCAGCTGGTACCACTGTGATTTGCTTTCACTTCGGTTGAAATAACTGTTTGGCACGTTGCCGCTTAGCGCAGATACTCCCAGAGCGCTTGATGCTGGCATTCCCATGCTTGCACCCGTGATTGTTGCACCTGAGCCGCCCGGTGTGCTTGCGCCACCTTGTGCGTATGCTAGAATGGGATTTAGTCCGGCTTTCCTCATGTCTTCTACCGCTCTTTGGTATGCTGTGCTGCTCATTCGCTCTTGGAACTGCCTGTTTGCTAGTGCTTCGGCGCTGTTGTACTGCATTGCGGCGTTGTTTTCGATGTGGTTATAAATTCCCTGTTGGATTGCCGACAGTGTGTTGTAGCCCATCTGCATTAGCATGTTTTGTCGGTTTGTTTTGCTTTGGAAAGCGTTTTGCCCGCCCTGCCACTGGTAGTACTTGTTGAGGTAGTCCATGATTTGCTTGTCGTTTGTCCCGCCCTCGCTCATGGATGTGCTTTGTCCCCCGCCTTGGCTTTGGCTTACGTTGCTTCCTTGGCTTTGGTTTTCGCTTTTCTGTCCAAAGTAGCTTGACAGGCCATTTCCTAGCAGTGACATTCCTGTCGTTACGACTTCTGGATGACTTGCTAGCCATGTTCCAGCGCTTGTTAGCATTGCTCCTAATCCTGCCATTTTAAATATAGCCCGCATTTCTGCGGGCTTCCTCCTTTCTTTACAGTTTTTCCAGACCCGGCACACTGTACAGCGGCATGCAACGAGTGGTTTTGTTCATTACTCTTATTGCTCCGAAAAATTGGGGTTCATCCTGAACAATCAAAGTTCGTGCAATTTCTGTTTTGCCCTCGTTCATCCACTCTTGGCTTAGTGTCGGGACGGTTTCGTAGTTGTCTGCATAGTGCCAGAAGTCTAGCGTCCCTTCCGCATTGCTTCTCATTTTTCCGCTGATTCTACTTGGTTTCATTCGGTATTCCGCCCAGGCTTCCTGATAGCCGAACGTTTCATCGTCTGTTGCTGTACCAGTCAACATGATTTCTTTCTTCTTTACCGGCTGTTCGCCGATGTTTGCAAACTGTGGGAAATAGTAGTCCAGTCTGTCGCTACGGCTCCAGAATCGTTCAAGGCCTTGCTGATAGCTTCTGTCGTGTCGTATACATAGTACACCTATGACAAAACCATGTTCTTCAAAAGATTTTGTGAAACTGCTTTCGTTGATAGGCGTTACAGACATTGCACCCGTTTCGCCGATAGGCGTGTCTGCTTCGGTCTGCTGTCCGCTGGTCTGTACGATTTGGTTAATGTTTACATGATAGCGTCCACCGCCCAGATATTCCGGTACTTGTACGGTTTTATCGCTGATACTTACACCAAAGATTGCTCTTACCTGTTCACGGTATCGGCTACCACCTCGTGCCAGTGCTTCGTAATAGTGCTGTACTGCGAATGCTTGACGGAGCTGGTTGATTGATGCGGCTTCGATATTGCTTAGGTTTGCGCCAAGATATCCATTTTCTATTCCGTCCTGGAATGCCATTGACCAAACCTTCGTTTCATCCGGTGTCGGTACGCTTGTTGCGTTGAAGTTAAACCCGAAGTCATGGTGCAGTTCTTCTTTCAGGTATTGGGTTGTGAACGTTGTTACCGGTGCATTTCCCGTTAAACCAATTGTTACTTCCGGCCCACGCTGAGGATACGGCAGACAGCTTGTGAAATAGTCGTGGAATTTCGAGACCGGAAGACATGGTCCGCCTGTGTATGCATCTAGGTATTCTTTTCCGGTTTGTTCACCTATGTATCCGTTTTCTCCTCTGTCGAAGTATTTTACTTCTGTATCTCCTTTTTGATAACTTGCCGCATTATCTACGTTTTGGTCTCTGAAAAATTCGTTCCATATTTTGATGTATGCTCTTACTGGTAGTGCATTGATTTCAATATCGTTGCCGTTTCCTTTTTCGTTTAGGTGTGTCGGTACTCCCATATAGTCTAGGATGC